GGATCAACCGCGCCGTGCGCAGGGTGCTGGCGCGTCGCGCCGTCAGTCGTGAGCTCGGCATCGCGTACTACCGCCTGGTGCGGGCGCTGGCCCTCGGGGTCACCGTCCCGCGCCCCGGGGTGAGCGAGGCCAGCGTCACGCTGGGCGACCTGCGGCGCGCCTTCGAGGCTGCCGCCGACGCGAAGGTGCCGGCCAACTTCCGAGCGCCGGACATCGCGATCGAGGTGGACCCCAGCCTCGACAGCGTGCTCGCCGAGAACGACGCGGCGGAGCGCGAGGCGCGCAGCGAGGCACAGACCGTGCTCTACGCGCACGGGCCCCGCAGCCTCGCGAAGAAGCTCGCGGCCCTCCAGGAGGAGATCAGGCGCAACGAGGCCAAGCCGGCCGTCGAGGTCGACGCGGCGCGGGACAAGGCGCACCGGGAATCCGGCGCACGCGCCTCCGCCGCCGAGGGTCGAATGGCGATGAATGGCGCGCGTGGCGTGGTGTTCGACGCGATCAACGCCGACCCCAAGGCGCTCGGCTGGGCCCGCGTCAGCGACGGTGACCCGTGCCACTTCTGCGCGATGCTCCTCTCTCGCGGATTCGTCTACAAGAGCGAGTCGTCGGCCACCTTCGGCGATGGCGACCTGTACCACGACAATTGCCAATGCTCCGCGGTGCCAGTGTTCAGCGCGGAGCAGTACAAGAACGACCCGCAGTTCGACGCCAACCGCCGCTACAAGGCGGCATGGAACACGCACAAGAGCGACTGGCGGGGCTTCATCAATGCAGAACGGCGCGCTGCCAGGAGCAGCGGCCAACCCACCGAGACTGCCCAGGAGGCGTCCGAATGATCCGCAAGCTCGTCAACCCCCGTCTCCGCTTCATCGTCGAGCCCACCGAGGGCGAAGGCGGCACGGCGGGGGAGGTCGTCACCGACGACCAGACCGACGCCACCGGCACCGAGCCGGACGCCGGCCAGGCGGAGGGGGTTGCGCCGACCGACGAGCCCAACGAGGGCGAGAAGGACGCGGCCTGGCTCACGAAGGAGCTGGAGCGCACGCGGCGCGAGAGCGCCAACTACCGCACCCAGCTCCGCGAGGCCCAGGAGGCGCTCGGCAAGGCCAAGACGCCCGAGGAGTACGAGGCGGCGCTCAAGGAGTTCGGCGACAAGACCGCCGCCATCGAGGCCAGCCTGACGCGCGAGCGCGTGGCGCGCACCCAGCAGGTGCCCGCCGAGCTGTTCGAGTTCCTCGTCGGCAACACCGAGGAGGAGCTGACGGCCAGCGCCAAGAAGCTCGTCACCCTGTTCGGCTCGGCCGCCGAGGTCGACCCGAACCGCCTCGGCGGCGGGCTCACGCCTGCGGACGACGACAAGTTCGACCCGGTGGCCGTCGCCAAGAAGGCGCGCGGCGCGCGGTTCTGACCGCAACAACCCACTGACCGGCTGTGCAAGTGACGCAGCCGCAACCCACACGGAGGCATGGCATGGCCGAGCACGACATCGTGAAGCCGGAGAAGATCGCCGCGACCGCGGCCGTCCTGCTGGAGCAGTCCCTCACGCTGCCCAAGGTGTTCCAGGTCGAGAGCATCGACCAGTTCAAGGGCGCGGACGACGACACCATCAACATCAAGGTCCCCGGCGTCCTGCCGTACCGGACCTACGGCTGGCGCAACGACCGCACGGCGTCGCTCCAGTTCGACGAGTACGCCGAGCGCAAGATCGCGATGAGCTTCGGTGGGGACGCCTACTCGGCGGTCCACATCACCGACGAGCAGGCGACGATGGACTTCGCCGGCTGGGTCAAGCTCGCGAAGGTGCAGGCCGAGGCGGTCGGCAAGGGCCTCAACCACGAGGCCGCCGAGTACCTGCGGGCCGGCGTGTACGACGTCACCCTGGGCGTGCCCGAGTACGCCGTGCGCTGGGGCCTCGTGCAGGCCCGCGCCGCGCTCAACCGGCTCCAGGCGCCGGGTGGCACGCGCACCCTGCTCGTGGGCACCGACTGGGAGTCCGCGCTCCTGCTCGACGAGAAGCTGACCCTGGCGCAGAACGTCGGCGAGGGCGAGGCGGTCTCCGCGCTGCGCGACGCGACGCTCGGCCGGCGCTACGGCTTCAACATCGTCGTGGCCGACGAGCTGGACCCGACCGAGGCGTACGCCCTGGTGGACAACGCCTTCGTGTTCATGAACGGCGCGCCGCTGGTGCCGCAGTCCGTGCCGATCGGCGCCACCTCGTCCTACGAGGGCATCGCGCTGCGGTGGATCAGGGACTACGACACGCTCAAGCTGCGCGAGCGCTCGGTGTTCAACACCTACAAGGGCTTCCGCCAGGTGAAGGACATCCTCGTCGGCTACGACGCGAACCGGAACGGCTTCGTGGGCGACTACGAGCACACCGTCCGGGCGATCAAGCTCTCCCTGGCGTCGACCAAGACCCTCGCCACGACCGCCACGTCGGTCCCGGTGACCGTCGCCGACCCGGGCACGGACGCGGCCAAGCTCAAGGCGAACGAGTTCGTCGCCATCACGGGCTTCAAGGCGCCGACCATCCCGACCGCCTGACCCACCCTTCAAGCGCGGGGCCCCTGGACATGACCTCCAGGGGCCCCGCGCTTGAGCGCGTCTAGGAGAGGAGGCTCCAGTGGGGCCTTTCGCCACCGTCGAGGAGCTTGTCCGGCGCCTCGACTTCGACCTGAGCGAGCAGGAGCTCGCGATGGCCGAGACCGCTCTGGAGGATGCGTCGGCGCTCGTTCGAGCGCACGGCAAGCCGTGGCCCGACCCGGCACTCGCTCCCGCCATCGCCAAGTCGATCACCGTGTCGGCCGCGCGCCGCTTCATGGTCAACCCCGACGGCCTCATGCAGTCGCGGGCCGGCGACGAGACGCTGGCGTGGGACGGGCTCGGCGAACAGGCCGGCTCGGTCTACCTCACGAAGGCCGAGATCAAGCTCCTCCAGCGCATCGCGCGGCCCAACGGGATCACCGCCGTGCCGCTGTCTGCCTGGGGCCCGGTGCGCGAGCGCTGGGACACCCCCGGAGCCGCGGTCTACGTGCCGGCCGACAACGGCGAGCCCTTCCCGTACTACGCCGAGGGCGACCTTGGCGTGGGCCTGGCCCCGTGAGCCGCCAGCGACGCCGCGGGCAGAGCGCCTTCGTGTTCTCGCTGACGACCATCACCGACGGTCGCGGCAACCGCAAGCTCGCCCCGGACATGGAGCACGGCACCGCCGTGCGCGCCGCCTTCATCCCGCAGCGGTCCAGCCGCGCGGAGGTGCCAGGCCAGCAGGAGGTTGACGTCGTGCGAATGCTCGTCGGCGCCGACGTCCCCGACGTTGGGCTGTGGGCGATCGTCCAGTGGCGCGGCGACCTGTGGGACGTGGCGGCTCCGCCGGCCTACCACCACGGCACGCGCGGCACGCGGCACATCTCGGTCGACCTGCGACGGCGCCCCCCGGCGCCGCCTGGCGGCGGGTGATGGCGAGCGTTCCCAAGCGCATCGCGGACGGCTACCTCAGCGGCGCCAAGCTGACCGAGGTGCTCGCGCACCACTCGACCGTGAGCCACGAGCTGCAACGCCAGGCTCGCATGGCCGGCACTCGCGCCTCGGTAATGCTCGCCGGCCACCGCCAGGACGGCAATGCGCGCATCGGCGTCGAGAAGGGCGACCTCGACTGGTACGTGTTCCTCGACGACGAGCGCGGCCTCCAGGCCGCAATGACCATCGAGTACGGCCGCAAGGATCGCCCGATGGGCACGCCCGGTTACGGCATTCGCGACAAGGGCGGCATGGTCGGCCTGTTCATTCTACACCGAGCTTGGGGAATGGGGCTGGGCCAATGACGCCGAATCTTCCGGCGAGCGTTCTCGCTCACCTGGAGCTCAGTCCCGTCGAGGACGTGATGCTCTACGTCCTGCGCGACGCCTTCCCTGACCTGTCGATCCGCTCCCTCCTGTCGACCGACCCGGAGTTCCCGCTCGTGCTCGTCCGCCGCTCTCCGGGGCTCGGCGAGAGCGACGGCGACCCGCGATTCGTCGACGCGGCAATCGTGGACGTCCACGTGTTCGCACAGGACCCCGATGGCGACGAGGCGGCGGCCCTCATCTCCGAGGCCGTGCGCGTCGCCCTGCGCAACGCATGGCTGGCGCACGCGCGCGTGCCCGGACGCGGCTCGATCATCAAGGTCGCGATGACCTCCACGCCGCACCGCTCGCCCGACTGGGCCACCAGCAGCGGCCCTGTCCAGTACGCCGACCTCCCGGCCGGCACCTGGCGCTACGAGGCGTCGTACCACGTCACGATCCGCAAGGAGCGCAAGCCCGCTCAGGGCTGACAGGCGCCCACCCCCACCGAACACCAGCCCGCCGCGCGACGCGACCGGGCCCATCGACACGCCCCAAGGAGGCTCCGTCGTGCTGAACGACAACGCCACGCTCGTCATCGGCTCCGGCAACTACTTCACCGGCCCGGTCGGCACCCCGCTCCCGACCGACCTGTCCGCCATCCCCTCGGGGACGTGGGAGAACATCGGTCACACCTCGCTGGAGGACATCCTCTCGCAGGCGACCGAGGGCGGCGACGTCACGGTCCTGGGCACGCTCCAGAACAAGACCCTGCGCACCTCGCGCACCACGAAGGTCGACACCTTCAACATCACGCTCCAGCAGTTCGACACCCCGAGCCTCAAGCTCTACTACGGCTCGAACGCGCCGGAGAACGCGGACGGTACCATCGGCGTCCCGCAGAACCCGACCCCCACGGTGAAGGCGTTCCTCGCGGTGTTCGTGGACGCGGAGAGCATCTTCGCGATCCACGTCCCCAAGTCGGAGATCATCGGCTCCGACTCCCTGGCCCTCTCCGACACGGAGAGCCTGGCCGGCCTGCCCCTCGCCATCACGCCGCTGATCCACGGGACGAACACCTACCCGTACTCGGTCACGCCGCTCGGCGACACCCAGGGCTGACGGCCCACGTACCCCTCCCCCCGCGCTGAGTAGCGGACCCGGCGCGGGGGGAGGCCCCACTCGGGGCCGCATCGCCAGGTCCGCAATCACCCACCCCAACCGGAGGTCCGCAAACCATGACCAAGTCCTTCACGCTCGACGACATCCGCGCCGCCGCAGAGGCGAAGTACGGCAACTTCCCCGTCACCCTCGACGACGGCGTGGTGGTGAAGCTCCTCAACCCCCTCCAGATGACCAAGGTGCGGCGGGAGGCGCTGATCGCGGAGCAGGGGCGCCTCAACAGCGACGACGAGGACGAGACCGTCGACCAGGAGCAGGTTCTCGGCAGCATCCTCACGATCGTCGCCGAGAACCCGGAGGCCGGCGCCAAGCTCGTCGCCGCCCTGGACGGCAACCTCGCCCTCCTGGTCACCACGTTCGAGAACTACTCGCGGGCGGTCCAGGTGGGGGAAGCCTCGGCCTCTGTGAGCTGATCGACAAGTACGGCGCGGGGCTGTACGCCGACCTCCGCTTCCACTACGGCATCGACCTAGTGGACGCGATCGCTGGTCGCGGACCGGCCCCGCGCCTGCTCGTCCTGCTCATCGAGAGGCTCCCCGACGACGGAATGACCAGCGCCATCGCGGCTGGGGGTGCGGAGCACCTCGGCTGGGGCATGGACCGTCACCTGATCGCGAGCGTCTACGACGCGATCAACAACAACACGCGCGGCACCGGCTCATGGGCAAAGGGCAAGGCCCCCAAGTTCACGCCGTTCCCGCGACCCAAGACAGAGAAGAAGGGCGCGCACGAGACCGTCGCCGGTCTGTTCGCGCGAATGCAACGGAGGTAGCACATGGGTGTCGGGAAGTCCGTCGTCATCGGCCGCGTGGCCGTCAAGGTTCTTCCCGACACCACTGACTTCGGCGACGATCTGCGCGCCGATCTGAACCGCATCGAGCGCAACCTCAAGGCCATCGGCGTCGACCTGCGCCTCAACGAGGGCCTCCAGCAGGAGGTCGAGCGCGCCGTCGAGGTTGCGCAGCGCTCCGCCAAGGCCATCAACATCGCGGTCAACCTCGACGACACCGACTCCATCAAGCGGGGCCTGGCGAGGATCGACGCCGAGCTGGAGAAGCTGGGCGAGACCTACAAGGTCGAGGTCCACCTCGACGAGGCCAGCCTCAAGGTGGAGAAGGCGCGCCTGGAGGCGGCGCTCCAGGCGTCCAGCGTCGACATCCGCATCGAGATCGACCCCCACGACATCGAGACCTACCGCACGGCGCTCAAGAAGATCGACGCCGAGCTCGCGCGCCAGCGCACCGTCGAGATCGACGTCAACAACGGCGCCGAGTCGCTTCACCACACGCGCGAGCAGCTCAAGGACCTCGTCGACGACTACGACGGCAAGAAGGTCGAGCTCCAGGTCGCACTCGACCACGGCAAGGCGTCCGCGGAGCTGGCGATCATCAACCGCCGCCGCTACGTCGACCTCGTTGTGCGGGTCAACCAGAAGTCGCTCGCCAAGGCCGGCACCGCAATCGCCGCCCTTTCCGGCGGCCGAATGCTGTGGGACGTCACGACCAACTTCACCGACTGGCTGTCGAACATCGACAAGGCCATCCCCAAGCTGTCGGCCCTCGCGCTCGGCATTGCCGGCGTGGCCGGCTGGGGCCTGAGCGCGGCGAGCAACCTGTTCGCCCTGTCGTCGTCCCTGGCGCAGATCGGCCCGGCGCTTCTCGGCCTCCCTGGCATTCTCGGCGGAATGGCGATTGGCCTTGGCGCCTCGATCGCCGTCCTCAAGGACTTCAACGTCGTGCTGCCCGAGGTCAAGAAGGCGCTCGGGCACCTCCAGGACGCCATGTCCTCGACCTTCTGGTCCGAGGCGAAGAAGCCGTTCCGGGACCTGATCGACTCCCTCCTGCCCGAGCTGTCCGCGGGGCTGATCCACACCTCGAAGCAGCTCGGTGGCTGGTTCGGCGCCCTGGCGGATGCGCTGGGCGGTGGCCTCAATGGCGCGCTCGCCGGAATGTTCGCCGACCTCGGCGAGAGCATCAACATCGCCAGCGGCGGCATGACCGGCATGGTCACGATCATCGAGATTCTCGGCCGGCAGGGCGCCTCGCTCCTGCCCCGCCTGGCGGGCTGGTTCGTCCAGATCACCGACAGGTTCGCGGCGTTCCTCGACCGCACGGAGCAGTCCGGTGAGCTCCAGACGTGGATCAACAACGGCATCGCCGCGCTGGTCGAGCTGGGGCACGTATTCAGTGAGCTGTACGGCACCCTGTCCGGCCTCGGCCGCGCAGCGAAGGAGGCCGGCGGCTCCACGCTCGGCATGATGGCCGACACGCTGGAGCGGGTCCACGCCGCGGTCGACTCCCCCGCATTCCAGACGGGCATGGTCACGGCGCTCACCGCCGCCCACGACGCGATGTACGCGATCGGCAACATCTCGGGCCCCGCCTTCTCGAACCTGTTCGCCACCCTGGCCGACACGTTCGACAAGGTCATGGAGAGCGCCGGCCCCGCGATCGGAACCCTCCTGCGAGACATCGCCAACGCCCTCGCGGCGCCGGCCATGCAGGACAGCGTCGTCAGCCTGTTCGACAACCTGCTCGTGGCGATCGACGCGCTGACCCCGATGTGGAAGCCGCTCGGCGAGATCATGGGCGCCGTCCTGACCCTGATCGGCGACCTGGCGGCGGCGTTCGCGCCGCTCATCACGTCGTTCGTGGAGGCGGTCGCCCCGGCGTTCGTCCTCCTCGTGGACGGCCTGACCCCCGTCATTGAGCTCCTCTCGACGGGTCTCGCTGACGCGATCAAGGCCATCGCACCCTCCCTGCCGGGCCTCGTGGACGCCTTCGTCAACCTGGCGCTGGCGCTCGCCGGCCCCGTCGCGGAGATTCTCCCGGTCATCGGTCAGGCGATC